TTCACTGTTAAGTACCTTAAAGCTTGTACTTCATTACTTATGCAATCAATTTCTGGTAAACCTCACGGTTCTACACAGGAATTAGGAGCAGCAGTAAGTCGTACATCTAAGGGACTTCCTAGAGTAATTCCAGTAATACATCGAAACCATATAACCAAAGGTAATGTTTTTTACATCCGTTTCTGGTTAACGTTGTTTTCTATTTACAGGGTTCTGGATTATACCGGAAAACTGTCGATTAAGACAATTATAAAACCTAGTAATGCTGTATTCGACGTTGACGAGGTGAGAGCCGCTGTGTTATCTTTTATGGAAAATTTCGATTTTCCATATATCGATAGACGGACAGGTTACTCTGAACTCGAAATTCGCCCTTACTGGATCTCTACGACTTCCCCGAATAGTACTAAACGGGAATGGCCTCCTGGATCTCCCAAAACGACATCTTCTCATCTTTACTCTATTATGGGTAGTATACTAGCGATGGCTCACACAGGTATGTTTCGGGCTGTTTACAACCTTCAATATGCCTTAGGTGATACCTACTCTAGTGTAACAAAAGTTGTGAGTTCATCTCGTTTCGCTCTTAGAAAAATACCTTGGTATCTTTTAAGATCTCAACGAGGTAAAACTCAAGATATCTATCCTCTAGAATTCCACTATCTTGGACGACTAGGTTTCAAATTGGAACCTGCCGGAAAAGTTAGAGTGTTTGCTATGGTAGATGCCTTAACACAATGGATGTTACAACCCCTTCATAAAGCATTGTCGTCGCGACTTAAGGCGATTCCAATGGATGCCACTCATGATCAAGACGGAAGTCTGAGATCTTACGTGGAGATGTTACGTCGTGAGGGTATTTCAGAAGTTTATTCTTTTGATTTGTCCGCCGCTACGGATCGTCTTCCTGTTAAATTTCAGGCTTTCATCTTGGACGTGATCACTGATTATGATGGATTTGGATTACTGTGGTCGAAGGCCTTAGTAGATCGTTGGTATCAACTACCTACGCCTCACTGGGGAGCTTCAACCTCATTATCCGCTCTCGGATTGAAACCTGAGAGTATCGATCCTAATTATGTTCGTGTCGAAGACGTGACTGACAACCGTGGGAGAACTTTTAAAGCCGTTACGGCTGTGCGATATGCTGTTGGTCAACCGATGGGAGCATTATCTTCATGGGTAATGCTCGCTTTGGCCCATCATATTATTGTACAGATGGCAGCATTAAGAGTTGGGTGGATTGGATTTGACAAGTATCGAATACTTGGAGATGACGGTACCATTGCTAATAAAGAAGTAGCCTACGCCTATTTGGACATTATGAAAGAATTGGATGTTGAGATTAACCTCTCAAAATCAATTATTTCCTCTAATGGTTCACTAGAGTTTGCGAAACGTTTCTTTTACAACTACCAAGAAGTAACAGGAATACCTTTTTTAGAAATGGCCGTTGCTAAGTATGACGTGCGAGGACTTATTCAATTATTTAAACGAATTCAGAATTGGAGACCAATTCGGGTTTCGGAATTATTATCCTATTTAGGGCACGGATACAAGGCGTTATCTCGTATAACGACGAAATACTCGAAGATGAGTAAGGGGATGAGATCTGCACTGCAAATCTTGTCTTTTCCTGGTGGACTCTTCAGTACACTCGAATCGGTTCAGTCATGGATTTTGAGTCCTTCTTTTAACAAAGGAGGTCTTCAAAACATGCCTGAATCTGGTCTAAGATTTCTTTTGGAACTCTTAAGATCTAGAGCTGATACTGTTGCTAAACCGGATTTACCTGAAACTCCAGAGGATTTTGAAGTTTTATGGAATACCACTTGGTTCGGGCAACCTGAAGAACCTAATAATATCGAAAAAGAGGTGAAAGACCTTCAATTCATAAAACATGACTTTAAACGCATGTGGTATGATGAGATGGCTTACACTCTCTTTACCGATTGGGATCTAACTCTCGTTGAAGTAAAAGATACGTACGATCTGTATCATGACGATCCAGACGAATTACCTGATTTTGACACTCTGTGGCACTATCTTACTGTTTTGGAAGATATTGCTGCAGGTGAAAACAAAGCTAGCGAGTTCGTTGAGATTTCCGAAGTGATCAGTATTAACAAATCTGTTCTATTGAAAAGATTACGTAAAATTCAAGCAATATTGCAGGAATCTAACGAAAATAAGTATTAGAGTCACTACCTAATATTAGATAGGATCTTTTATTCCTTGATACGGTTATAAACCGCATGCCAGATCAATAGATCAACACTTAGAAATATAACACTTTCGGTAGGCCTCTTTTGAGAGAACTCCCTGGATTGGGTTAAAGTCGCGGAGAGCGGCACTGTGTGGTAGAAAACAAGAGAAACGAGCTTTTAGTTGGGCTCGCTTGTGTTTCTAGAATAGCAAATGTGATCACCCCACAAGGGTAAGATTACACAAATTACTAAAAGGCCACTGTGCATTGTCG